CATAATGTAGCTATTAGTAAAAAGATAGAATACTTACAGCTACTTTCTATGCGTAGAATTAGCGAAGCTCAAGACTACATCGCTAAGAGCTACGTAAAGAAAGAAATACAAAGTCCTTATATAAGTATAAAAGGCGATAAAATTTATTTTTTACCAGAGTCCTCGGTTTCGAGGAAATCCTACACTTAAGAACCAACGTTCAACAAAGGAGAAACAAAATGGTCGCATGGGATCAAGCCAAAGGTAAGCAAACCTCTGGCAATCAACAACGCAGAGAAATCCAAAGGCTTACTATGGGTATCGGAGATACTAAAGTAAGATTAATTGGAGATGTCATGCCCCGTTACTGCTACTGGGTAGTAACAAAAGAAGGTAAGAAGATGCCTGTAGAATGTCTTCAATTTAGTCGTGAAACTGAATCTTTTGATAATTCAGCTGCTGACCCTTTCAAAGAACTTGACGAAGCCATCTATTCAGATAAACCTCAGTTCTCTTACGTTTGTAATGTAATTGACCGTTCAGACGGACAAATTAAATTATTTGACCTTCGTGCTACAATCTATTCTCAAATTGTAGACTATGCAACAAATCCTGATTATGGAAACCCTGCAGATGCTGCTAACGGGTATGATATTACTATCAAAAAAGAGAAGACAGGACCTCTTCCGCAAAACGTAAAATATTCAATTATTCCAGCACGTAATAACGCGCCTCTCACAGACGCAGAAAAAGAGCTTGAGTTATTTGAATTAAGTAAAATTTACAAGCGTCAAACTTATGACGAGCAAAAAGAATGGTTACTTCAAAACACCGCCTATTTCGCTGGAGATGTTTCTGACGAATTTAAACCTGTAGAAGATGTGGATGATCTAGCATAATGAAAAAATCCTTAGCAGACATGAAACCTGCTGACGGTAAAGAAGCGCCGAAGGAACGTTCTTTCGGTGCTTTCAAAGCTGTTGAAGGTAATCAAGCAACAATTGACTTAGAAAAATTAAGAGAACATAATATTTTCTTTGCAACTCCTTGTTATGGGGGTATGTTAACAGATCAGTATTTCTTATCAATGTTTCGTGCTTCTCAAACTTTGATGAGGCATGGAATTAATTTTAGAGTAACTACTCTACGAAACGAGTCATTAGTAACTCGCGCAAGAAATATTTTGACTGCAATGTTTTTAGAATCAGACTGCACACATCTGCTATTTATTGACTCTGATATTGAATTTGATGCAGATTCTATTCTTAGAGCTTTAGCTTATGATAAGCCAATTATGGCTGCTGCTTATCCGAAAAAAGCACTACCAATTCAGTATGCTATTAATTTTAAGTTTCAAAATATAGAAAATAAACAAGTTCGTGTTGAAAACGGTGCTGTAGAAGTGCTTGATGCGTCAACAGGTTTTTTCTTAGTGAAACGAGAAGTATTTGAAAAGATGATGCAAGCATACCCAGAGCTTCATTACCGTAATGATTCAAATATTGATGAAAAGTTTAATAAATACTGTTATGCTTTATTTGATACTTGGTTAGATCCTGATGATAATAGATATCTTTCAGAAGATTATACTTTCTGCCGTCGCTGGCAAAAACTTGGTGGAGAAATTTGGTTAGATCCTAACACTAAACTAAACCATGTTGGAAGTTATACTTTTGAAGGTGATGTTGGAAAAATTATTGGAAGAGGCTGACTTTAAGTCTGTAGTAACAACTTTTTCAGATTATCAGGTAGAAATAGAGTGGGACCTTACTATGAGATGTAATTATTCTTGTAGTTACTGTGTTAGTTATAATAACGAAGGTCCCACCCATTTTCAATCTTTAGAGCAATATAAAGAAGCTTTAGAATATCTCAAAAACTACCTAGGTAATAAAATTGCTAGAATAGATCTATTAGGAGGTGAACCCCTACTATATAAAGATTGGATTTCTCTTCTTAATATTATTTATGATATGAATTTTATTCCAAAAATTACAACAAATTTATCAATACCTAAAAAGACTTTAGAAAGTAAAATAAAAGAACTAATACCAAAGAACTGCATTGATGTTAGTTGGCACCCTCAATTTGCAGACGAAAAAGAAATAGTAAGTAAGATTAAAACTATAAATGAAAGTGGTCACCTTAGAACAGTTTCTATTCTTGGAGACACTCGATATTGGGACAAAGTACTCTCAGCAAGAAAAAGTCTTGATTTCTTAGAGACAGTTGAGATATCTTTTATAAAAAATGAAGCTCCTACTAAAAATACTATTGCAACTGAACTAATTGATTATACAGAAGAACAAACTAAAACTATAGATGACTCGTGTAAAAAGAAATTAAATAAGCAATATATTACAAAAGTTATTTATTCAGATGGAAAAGAAAAAAATATCAGTAATATTACTAACTTTTTTTCTAATGGTATTACAAACTTTAAAGGAATGAGATGTGAAGTAGGCCAATTACGGCTTCACATAAAACCAACTGGAGATGTTTTTCCAAGTGCTTGTCTACTAAATTATCCAAAAGCAAAAATGGGAAATATTTATAAAAAAAATTTAATTAAACCAGTTAATTCTATAAAATGTCCATTTAGTTTTTGTGGCTGTGGACCGGATCTAAGGATAAATAAATATGCATGAAAAAACATATCAGCTTGAGCCTATTATAGGAGATAAGCGTCAGGAATGTCTAAATAAAATCATCATCAGAAAAGAAGTTTTTGATGATGAGTACCACTGGCCTACCCTTTGTAGAGTTTTAGATGCAAATAAACATTTATTTAAGAATGAATACTTTATGAAGTCCCAAACTATTAAAGAGTTTGCAGGAAGAACTATTCCGTTTAAATTATTAGATTCTCAAAATGAAATTAGGTTTACTTTTAAATCATATATGAATATATGTAGATTCTTAGGACAACATTTAATTCACGAATATACTAAAGAGTTACATTTTCCAGATAATACAGAATTAACTCGTTGGGAAACAGGTAGGGAAATGACAGCACACTCCGACAATTCTTGGCCTGATGGAGACAAAACCAATCACCCAACTTCGTTCAGAACTTGGTCTGGCATATACTATATTAACGATATATATGAAGGTGGTGAGATCTATTTTCCTAGATTAGATTGGTCCTATAGACCAGTAGCTAATACTCTTTTACTATTTCCTTCTAATGATGACTTTATACATGGTGTTACGAAAGTAACTAAAGGTGAAAGATATACTTTTGCCATGTGGTATACTCAAGATTTTCAGTATTTAGAGATATAATGAATAAAGATCACGTTTGGTATATTAAGTACTTTAGTGCTTGTACTATTTTAATAGCCATGGTAATGCATGTTGCTGGATTTACGCCTTGGAATAGTATTACGCAAATAATAGGTGCAGCAGGTTGGGTTTATGTGGGATATCGTTGGAATGAAAAAGCTATTATTTTTAACTTTGCTCCACAGTTTATAATTATTATACCAATGTTAGTGTGGATTTATTGGTTATAAAATTAAGATACACGGGTGACGTGACGCTAAGGCAACTCCGTTGCCACGGCTGCGTCTCTCCGAGACTCTAGCTAGAAAACAGTGGTTCAAGCCTTGTTCAACAGCTCTTCACCTGCGGTGTTACGTTGTTCACTAGCTAACAAACATAAATTAGCATACTTGAAAAGGAACGTCAATGTTAAAAATTTTATGTAGTGCAGATTGGCATATAAATTTACATAAAAAGAAAGTTCCAGTCGATTGGCAAACGTCTAGATTTCGTGAGATGTTTCGTAAGCTGATCGCACTCGAACAACGCGTGGATGTGCATGTGATTGCTGGAGACATCTTTGATAAAAAACCAGAACCAGATGAAATCTCACTGTTTTTGAGCTATATCAATTCGGTCTCAATTCCCACATTCATCATCCCCGGCAATCATGAAGCTACTAGAAAAGGAGAATCTTTCTTTGAGCATCTTACTGAGAAAAATGCTATCAAGAATGAAAACGTGGTGGTATTTACTAGAAACGGACGTGCGACTATCCGAGATGTATCGTTCCAGTTTTTCCCATATGGCGAAGTACAAACGGACAATTTACCAACACCGGTACCAGGTGATATACTCGTTACACAC